GGGGTACTCTCCGAAAAATACAAGGTTCCTACACATGGACACTCCCGACCCCGTGGAAATTCTGAAGGGTACAACGGGAAACGATGGTTTGATCGAGGTTACAAAGGGGCTATTCTCTGGAATCCGCTGGTAGAGCGGGTTCTGGGGGATAGCCCCTTTTTTACGCTAGTGATACCAAAGTAGTATCCTTTGTAAAACCCACTGTTCATCGTATGTACCATAGTACCCTATGGTAAACCAGCATGAACAAAGGATTTCAAGCGATTATACCTTTGATACCCTTTGATACCGCAAGGGCACCATCGTACCCTATTGCCAACTTTGGTTGTACGAAAGTTTAACATGGTACCCTACACCAATTCGTTGTACGGCAGGGTGCACGCCACGAAATTATTTTTTCGTTGCAAACTCGCATCTGGCGCGGCTTTCACGCATGTTTCGCGTTGTTCGAAAAAAAATTTTGTTGACATTCGCAGGTTGTACGTGATTTAATGCAAGCACGTTCAGCGGCCGCGCTCGCTGGCGAATACAGCAGGGAGATACCCAACATGACCAGACAGGATAGGTTAGAGTTACTGAAGAAAATAGGCAAGAAGGCACAGGAACAGAGAAGTATGGAAATACGAAGGCAGGAAAGAAAAGGAGAGAAGAAATGACACAGGAATTACAGATAGCACTGAGTAAAGTCTACGGAGTCAGAGCAATAGCCAGACTGGCCAAAGCCATAGCCCGAGGGGAACAGGGGGGTAGAATACCCTACACCATGCTACTCTGGGCTATAACAGACGGAGTCTTGCGGATAGTCCCACTCTGACCCCGCCGAAACCCCGGAGTAATCCGGGGTAGCCACAGGGGGAACTGTGGCCTGACGAGGGTATCCCCAGCCACAGGGGGATACCGGCGGTAGCCTGCCCGTTACGCAACGGGTATGCTACGGCTGCTGACTGAGGCAGAAAGGAATAACTGAATGGCGAGAAAACTCAGGGTATATCCCTGACAAGTCCTGATAGCCCGATGGCAAGGGCAACTCAGGCGGCACCCGCAGCGGCAACAAGCGGGCTACTCGGCGGAGTAGAGGGCACCACGGACACGGTGGAGAACCCCTTCAGGTCTGGCATTGCGCTTAACCCAAGTGGGAAAGTATAGACCTGTATAAGTCCTGTATTCACAGGCAAAACTTCAGCACCCAGGGAAGGACGTATGGTGAGGAACCACGGATTACGCCTGGATACTGACGGCTCAGCGACGACCCTTGTCACCATGCGAGGGTAGCCCTTCGATCCCGGCTGAGTCCCTATGCCAAGGGAATCAGGTGTCTACGCTTTTGGACACCTGAGGACTGTAACTAGGGAAGACTGGCGACAACAGACCACCTCCACGTGGTGCCAGTTGGGTAATTCCAAGAGTCTGTTATCACCACTGGTTTACAGTGGTAAACACAAGCCCTATGATACAAAGGGATACGTATCAGGGGCTATATCAGGAGGTATCCCACATGAGATATTCTAACGACATCGTCCTCAGTTCCGATTCAATCAATATTCTCCGGTCTAACCTCAAGACCATCAACGCCAACAGCCCCGAGGTTCTCTCGGGGGTCTGGCGTGGCAAGGCCGCCAGGTTGACTGGGGACGAGACTGTCAGCACTACCCCTGACAGAAACTACTGTGGCTACCGCCCAGTAGATCAGGCACCCGTCGAACTCTGGGTATTCGACGGGGACAGAATCCAGTGGGAGTCGGGGACTCCCGACTATTACGAGTGCCTGTGGATAAACAGGTAACTCACAGACAGAAAGGCCGAAACACCGGGGGCAACCCCGGTGTCCACCAGTTATGCTGGTGCTGATGAGGCCAACCCATCGCTGTGCTTTGGGCACCCACAGAAAACCATTAGTCACCCCAAGGGATCAGTCTCTTGTCTGGGGTGACACTAGGAGAACTCACTATGTCTAGCTTAACAAACTTCACAGCCCTTGTGTTCGGAGTTAAGAACCTGGGGGACAGCATTGTGTCCCTCGTCAGAGACCACGGGATGCCCGAAGAGGGCATCGAGAGCTATCACTGCGGGTGTGGCTGCTGCTCACCCGAGTGGATACTCAGTGAGGCAGCCGAGGCGCTGCCCACCGACGAACTTGAGGGGCTCGTGAAGTCCCTCATCATCAGCCCTACCCTGCGGAACCATCAGGTTCTCCACAGGGCAGCAGCCCTCGGAGCCATCACCCTCAGTGGTGACCCCGAGGACATCCACGGCTGGAACTGGACTCCAGCTGGTCTGGCTGTGGCCAAGTGGGTCGTCGGGGACATGCACTCCGACGGTCTCATCTGTCCCGACTGTGGGACAATCCTTGGAACCCTCAGTTCCTCGGATCACCGGGTCTTCTGCTGCTGGGATAGAGCAGCAGACCTCAGCCTCATCAGGGATGAGGACACAGGGGAGTGGAGTTCCCCTGAGGGATTCCAGTGGAGGCATACCTTCGGGGTGCGTCTCCCCAAAGAACTCCGCTAAGGCAGACCGGAGTGACTCCCGACTATTACGAGTGCCTGTGGATAAACAGGTAACACTCACAGGCCGAAACACCAGAGGTCACAAGTCTCTGGTGTCCACCAGTTACGCTGGTGCTGATGAGGCCATCAGATTCAAAAGGTATGGAGGTTCTCATATGAGAATAATCACAGTAAAACCGGGGACTATCACCCCAACAACCACCGCTTCCCATCAGGAAGCAACCCCAGCTCTCAGGGCTAAGCACCCAGGAGAGAGAGCTACCAAGGATCTCTATCTGGGGCGCATCAAGTCCCACCTTGACCGTCTGAGGGATCATCTCAGAGCGGGGGATAGGCGACTGGTATCCCCAGAGGCTCTGCTCTGGGCAGACCGGGCGTTCCCCAGTAAGACGAATACCCTCGATGTTCTTCGGGGTATTGAGATGACTCTTAGCCGAGGGGTTCCACCCCTGCCTCAGAATCTCAAGGAGCAGGAGAGGCTCCGATCACTGGTCACTCAGTGGCATCAGAGAGCAAAAGCCCTATGGGCACGTGGTGACGGGGCACAGCTCCCAAGAACTGCCTATGACGCCGACCTCAAGATCAGGAAGGGGATAGATGCCCTCACGAATCAGGAACTGAGTGACTTGGTTGTCGCTCTGGGGGGCACCAAATGAGGGAAGAACTCCGGCAGATCATTGCCGAGGTGTGCCTTCAGGTTCTGGCCGCCTCGGTTCCCACCCTATTCATCGTCGGTGTCATCATCGCCGACAAGCTACTACCATAAGGAGACAACCCATGACTAACATTTTCCATGTATTTGATACCCTGAGGTCTGACCTATGGAACCTTCACCCTAAGGATAGACTATCAGCCACTGCCCGTATGCTAGGGAGACCAGCCCTGGTGGCTGACCCTCTGTATCGCCAGGCGTTCTCCGACTGGAGACGGGGGGTATCATTATGAGATACCTCGCAGTGCTCGCCTATACCACGGGGGAAGCCCCGATCAGTCAGCTCACCCACTGGTTCCTGAAAGTCCCATCATCGGAAACGTTGATGGAATGTCTCGATGGTTGCTTTGAGTCCATCATACTGGTGGATACCCACACGGGTAACACCCTGGCCTACTCCCATTACGACGAGATCGTGTGGATTGAACAGGAGGAAACAGCATGATACACCTCGGATCACCTGCTGTAGATCAGCAGACACCCCGGTATCTCTATGTCTACGTCATGGCTACAGCACCTATCGACAACCCCAAGCTCGTTGGGTTCAAGAGCATGGAGATACTGGCTGAGACTGAGGATCAGGCCTACATGTTGGGCTTGGCCTCAGATACTATGATGCTACCAGAGGGACACATGTTCCTCAATGACTACGTGCATGAGGTGAAACCATGAAAGACTATCTCCTGACTATCACCGAGGTTCTCACTAACCTCTATGGTATCCGCATCAGTAACCGGGTGACCCATCAGCTCCGAGATGGTATCACCATGGGTGCCTTCAAATATCGGGGAATCCAGTATAACTGGGTGCTCCAGGGTATGACACTAGAGGTCACGCCCTCTGTCTAACATCAGTTACCTGAGGTGCCCACCTATGGTGTGCATCGGTGGTTCGACTCCACGGCACCTCAATCTTTACCCTTATCTAACAGAAGGAGAACCATATATGAATAACTATAGAAATACTCCGTTGTATAACAACATCCCCTGGGTGTTCGATCGAACACCAATTATAAACCTAGTATGGCCGGAGAAACCACAGGTTCAAGAGGGTGGCATGAGACCTCACATTCTAGTAGGATTCCCTAGCTACCTGGTGGATGCCTACCAAAATTACATGGAAAGGATACCTATACCCACAAGAGTTCCTTATATAGAAATTTGTGGGTATGGTGACAACTGGTTCTCTATGTATATAAAATTAGTGGGGGAATACTTAGATACTCTCTCCGAGGTCACAAAGCAGCTTCTCAAAAAAACCATGGAGATCTATGTTGATAAGAAAAATCCCAAGGCTACCCCATGGCAGTCGATCAGGGTGGCCTATCACGCCTGTCCATACAGGCTGGTCACCAAGAAGCCCCGGATGACCTGTAGTCTAACCTATTTTGCTCAGAAATACATGGGCTTCACCCCCACAGATGAGTGGTTAAAACAAGTCTATTGTGTAATCACAGGAAATTTATCCTTAAAGTTTGGAAGCCTCAAGTTTCACCTCAAGAACGGTGGTGATGAAGATGCCTATGAGGTATTCTCAAGAGTCTACACCAATGTAAACGAAGAGGGTATGGAAGCTTCATACCCATCTGTCGATGGCTCCTGTATGAGGAAATACAAATGGACAACATGCAGAGGAAGCATCGGGGTAGAGGGATGTGCATTCAAACACCCTGTGTATTCCTACTGCGTCCCTCAGCTAGGCCTTGCCTGGTTGGAGGATAAACAAGGATTCACCACTGCAAGAACTTTGGTGAACCTTGAGAGTAAGGCAATCCACCGTGTCTATTCCTCAGCACCAAAAGGCTTCGACCAAAACTATGCTGACCAACAGGCTGACTACCTACTTCAACAGTTGGAATTACAAGGTTTCAAGAGAGCATGTGATACTCTTGATGGAGTTCAACTGAACCTCCAGTGGTATGATGATGAGCAGGTGGTAGCCCCTTACTTGGATGGGGGCTACAATTTCGTTACTGCTGATGGGATATGCACTAACGATGACAGTTATGCCTTATGGGACAAACACAATCCACCAGTACAGAACCTCCTTAGGAGGGAGGTTACATGCTATAGTTGTAATGACAGAATTGATGAAGATGATGCACGAGAAGTGAACGGTAACTGGTATTGTGAGGATTGTTTTGATAGAAACTACAACATTTGTAGTGGCTGCGATGAATACATCCACACAGATAATACCTACTTCGCTCCAAGTGGACAGCCTTTATGTCGACACTGTTTTGATGAACTTTACGCACAGTGTGATGCCTGTGGTGATGCCATTCATAATGAGGATATCATGCAGGGGACTGATAATAATAGTTATTGTCCCTCCTGCTTTGAGGATAGATTCTATGTATGCTTTGACTGTAATGAACCTTACAGACTCACCGAGGAATACTACACCAATGACTATGGCGACCGCGTATGTGAACACTGCTTTGAACTATCATACTGTCACTGCTCTAGTTGTGGTGAAGTAGAAGACCAAAACTCCCTCAACGAAGATAACTTATGTAGAAGATGTGCCCACAAGGAGGCTGCTAATGAATCTTAAAAGGTTACTTACCTTACTGTCTAAACCCCGTGGCAACCCTCAGATTGCTGAGGTTGCCATCCGGCAGTTCCTCAAAGACATACCCACTACCTGTATTGCAGGTAACTTCATGGCCGTGGTAGGCGAAGGAGCTACCACGATCTTTATAGCCCACTATGATACTGTTGATCCGATGGACTGTTACCAGGATAAACACCTGGCTTGGAAGAACAAGGAGAAGACGCTTCTTGGATTATCCAAAGACGACAAGAGTGGCGCACATTGTCTAGGGGCAGACGATGGAGCTGGCTGTGAGATCCTCGCCTGTTTATATGAGGCAGGCGTCCCTGGTATCTACCTCTGGACAGCTGAGGAAGAAACTGGGTGCCTCGGAACCAAACGCTTACTTAAACAGTTCCCTGCCATCACGGAGGGTATCAATCGTGTGGTGTCCTTCGATAGAAAAGGCACCACGGATATCATAACTGAACAGTCTTTTGGTATAACAGCCAGCGATACGTTTGCTCAAGCCCTGGCTGTCGCACTCTGTATGAACCATGCGCCTAGTCCTTGGGGTTCCTACACAGATAGTAATGAGTATGCCTCCCATGTTCCAGAGTGCACAAATATCTCAGTGGGGTATAAGGCTGCCCACACAAGACACGAGACACTGGATACAGAATATATGAGGCAGTTAATAGCCCGCCTTGTAACCATACAGTGGGAGGATCTACCCACTGTTCGAGATCCTAAAGCATTCCATAAAGACTGGAACGCTGAAGACATATGCTTTGATGATCCCTACCTTGTCTACATGTTTTTATCAGACATGGGGTTAACCGAGGAACTGGAGGCTTATGCACGTGGTGAAAAAATCTATAAAGAAAAAGAAACAGAAGGAGGAAGTATTCCACTGTTATGTAACAATCCCTTCCTCTCATAAGGAAGGGGAGTGCCCACAGTGTGGGCTACAGGTTCACAAGGGTAAATCTTGTGAACGTTGTGGAGGAGAAAAACCCAGTAACCCGTGCCCCTTGTGTGGGGCACACCTGTTCGGGGACATCTGTGGATGGTGTCTCTATGGAAGGAACAAAGTATGAAACTTACAGTGACCCAGACCAACCACATCATGAAACGTCTTAAGGTAGTAGCTCAGGAAACCCTCAATGAGATACTCCCTCAGTTACAGGAACAGATAGTTCCTCCTCGTATTGATGAGGAAAAAATAACTAAGTATTTAACTAAGATGGCCTACGATAAACCACAGGCCTTGGTTAACATGTGTCTGAAGTGGGCTATGGGTATGGAACCTAAGTTTCTCCACACCACCAAGAGAAAAAGAGCTGAGGGTTTCAACCAGTTTAACGAACTAGCATCTCACATGAGATCCGAGGTAGACAAGTTGTTATTCAACGTAGAGACTCAGCTACTATGGGATGACGACTGGAACTCAGAGTATCCTGAGTTCCTTGAGGTGGAGCTGGTGAATGATATCCTCAATATTTTAAACGGAGGTGACGATACCACAGACCACGAAGTCGACCATTAAGACCAAGGTTATTATCCGTGGGTAATCCCCGGACATAGGTTATCTAAAGTTTACTCCTTAGAAAATAACAATCTAAGGCTATAACTTAAGTTAAACTAAAGGAGACCTAAGATGGATATTGAAACTCAGATTAAACTAGAAGAGCTGTGGATATCTGAGGGCACCACAGTCTTCCACAATAACTTCAGTAAGATGCCCTTCAGTGATACAAGTCCAGGTGCTTATATACTGGGGAAATCCTTGGGTGACCTAGTTCAAGGTATCCAAGGATTCCTAGAGAATCACACCTTTAAAAATAAATTACACCAGGGTGTCTTTATGTGTGTTCCTTCCTTAGAATTAGCTACTCTAACTCTGAAGTTCCTAATGGACGTGGCCTTCAGTGCTCCCCCAGGATTCCATAAGTCCCCTTATAGTAACTGCGTAAGCTCATTGTCTATCAAACTAGGGGGCTTGGCTTTGTCACACCTAAATTATGTGGTCTTCCGTAAGACCCACGACAAGGGCTTTGACCACATGATGGAGTTCCTTAAGACCAAGAGTCGGAGGTATAAGGATAGAACCTTAAGGTGGTGGAAGGAAGCCACAGGTCATATAGACGTTGAGGCTTCCACAGCCGATAAGGGAGCTGTGGGTTACCACATGCTGAAGTTGGCTGTGGAATCCACAGGCCTCTTTGAGATACTGCCTAAGAAAATACCTGGAGGTCATGGTATCCATGCCTTGTATCCCTCACCTGAGGTTTTAAATCATGTCTTAACTTCAATAGACAAGTTGTCTTCTATGCACCCCCTTGTCTTACCCATGGTAGTCCCGCCGAGACCTTGGGTTAGTTGGGATGACGGCGGATACTACCGTATACCCTGCCGTGTAATCATACAGAACAGGAAGGTAACTGAAGAACTGTGGAACTCAGGTGCCATAAGTGCCAGGTTACCGGTACTCAATTACTTGGGCTCTATACCTTGGGAAATAAATATTGAGATACTTAAACTCATGGATACAGCCTATAAGAACAATCACAAGAGTGTCCCACTCAGCGACCTTGGTGTCCAGATACCACCCAGACCCTGGCCTGACAGAAAAACCAAGGCAATCCTCAAACAGGAAAGACCAGAGGTTATCCATGAATGGGAAAAGGAGTGCGCTAAGATATACAATGAGTTCTACAGCTCCCGCCTAGTGGGACAACGAATGGCTTTCCTCAGGCTACTGAGTATAGCCCGGAGGTTTTCTACCTTTCCTGCCATCTGGTTTCCATGGCACATGGATTACCGAGGCAGATACTACCCGATACCTCATACCCTCACCCCTCAGGGTGACGAGAGATCTCGTGCTCTCCTGAGATTTCACAAGCGAACTCCAATGACCCCAAAGGATACTGGTGCCTGGCGTTGGTATCTTATCCAAGGCGCTAACCTAATGGGACATGACAAAGTATCCTTTGATGAACGCGTGGCATTCACCAGACAGAACCACGATAACATTATGAAGTGTGCCCTCAGTCCTTTCGACAACCAGTGGTGGACTGAGGCTGACAAGCCGTGGTTATTTCTATCTTGGTGCCTTGAGTATAGTAAGTTAGTCACAGGACAGCAGGACTACACCCAGCTTCCAGTGAACCGGGATGGCAAGTGCAACGGATTACAGCACTTGGCTATGGCTACCAAAGATGAACAGGTAGGTGCCTTGGTCTCCCTAGTGCCAAGTGATAAACCCTCAGACATTTATACAAGGGCAGCACAGGAGATCACAAACGCCCTTCCTGAGGATTCCTATTGGAAGGACAAGGTAACACGTAAGCTAATCAAAAGAAACGTCATGACGACCCCTTATAACGTAACCAGTAGGGGCATGGGGGAACAACTCAAGGAGGAAATGTTAGCAAACTCCCCAGACCTCAAGTTAACTAAGGAGGATAAGATTAGAGCCTGTGAATTACGGGATGTAAATCACCGGACAATCATGGGACTCTTGAACAAGTGTGCAGAGTTGATGCAGTGGTACAATACCGTGGCTAATATCCACATGAATGAGAACATAAAGATACGCTGGAAGCTACCCGATGGCTTTGAAGTTATCCAAGACATGGCTAAACTCAAGCGTAAGAAGGTGGAACTTGAGCAGAAGACTGTGGTTATCCACTACAATGAACCCACAGACAGGCAAGATCCACTAAGGAACCGCAACGCAATGAGCCCTAATGTTACTCATTCCATGGATGCAACCCACATGACTTACTTCATAAAGGAGATCATTCGTACCCTCGGCCAAGATACCCCAATGGCCGCTATCCATGATAGTTTCGGATTGCCTGCCCCTCAAGTCGACCATGTTGGAAACGCCTTAGTAAAAACTTTGGTTAACTTATATGAAGGCTTCAGTATAACTCAAGCAATCATGGATAACTATCGTCTTCAAACCAATGGAAAGGAGTTGCCCCCACCACCCCAGGTTGGTAACCTTGATTACCAGGATGTTCTTAACTCTGTCTATGCTTTTGCATAAGACCAACGATAACAAACTCAAGGAGTAACTAAGACCTATGGCTAACAACACTAATGACTTTATCTATGTGACTACCCCTATCGCTACCCTGAACTACCCACACTTGGTTAAACAAGATACCAAGTACGACCCCAAGTGGTGCGTCACTCTCCAGTTCGATCCAAAGAACAATCCCGAACATAAGAAGTTCCTCGCTGAACTCAAGAAGCTAAATGAAGATTCAGCAAAAGAGCTTCTCGACACCATAACCAAAGGCAAGAGTGCCTACAGAACCAAGGACATCATCAAGACTGATGAAGATTCCGAGGGTAACCCCACTGGAACCTACAGCGTCAAAGTTTCTACCAAACACAAACCCCAACTCTATGATTCAAAAGGTGCTGTGATTCCTGACGAAGTAGGTGCAGGTATCTGGGGAGGCTCCAAAGGTAGAGTAGCCATGGCTCTTAAGAAATCCATCGCCGCCAACCAGAAGACAGTTGGTCTTGCCTTGTATTTCAATAAGGTGCAGGTAACTGAGATTGTCAGGGGAACTGGGGGCTCTACGGATAGCGAGAATCCTTCAGGGTTCTCCACAATAGAGGGAGGATTCACTGTGGATACTGCTGGAACCCAGGTTGATGGAGGAGATTACTGAGATGGCAACCAAGCGTAAGACCTGGTGGAAAGGCGCGCGCCGAACCAAAGGTAAACGCTCAGGTTTTGAAGCTACCCTGACCTCTGACATGGAGTTCAGGGGGCTTCCCTTTGAGTATGAACCCAAGGATGGACACCTAACCTACATGCTGGATTACATTCCAGACTTCAGATTACCTAATGGTATCCTTGTGGAGGCCAAGGGTTACTTCGATGCCGAAGACAGAACCAAGATGAAACGGGTGAAGCAGGCGAACCCTGAGGCTGACATCCGCATGGTCTTCATGCGAGACCAACCAATAAACAAGAGAAGCAAAACCCTGTATTCTGATTGGTGTAAGAAACATGGGTTCCCCTACCACATAGGTAGGTCTATACCTGAGGAGTGGTGGCATGAGTAACCAGCTTGAGATACCCCAAGAACTGAAGACCATACCCGCCGTCATACGGCTAATGAAGCAACTTGAAAAAGAGGCCAAGAATGAAAACAAAAAGTTTAAAACTAAATGCAACAACGAACACAGGTCTCCAACTGAACCTGGAGATAACAATGAATGAGGAAGGACTTACTTTGGACTACAGGGTGCTTGATAAAGATGGCAACCAAGTGAATAAAATATCCAATAGTGAGGATGATCCCTTCTTGGTCATAGGTGCTATCAATAGAACTGTGAAAACCATTGTTGAAGTTGCTGATAAGTACGCAACCCCAAAGGAGATACTTGACTAATTATGCCTACCTATGGATACCGTTGTACAAACCCTGATTGTCTATATGAACAGGACTTCTTTCAAAAGATAAACGAGAGGGGTACACCCCAGTGCCCTCACTGCGAACAGCCTATGAAGCGACTAGTATCTGCAGTCCCTCATAAGTTCATGAATCCACGGGGAACCATGGGCATCATAGATTCTCACAGTGGTCGTTGTGATGACATCAGTAATAGTTGATCCTTGTTGTCATACCGGCAGGTCTTGCATAGGTCATCACCTGTGTGAGACCTGCAAGGTTCCCAATGCCTATGGTTACTTCTTAACCCAGGATAAGATGGGAAGAACTAAGTGGGAACAGAGATTCATCTTACGCAAAGACCTTGAGCTTATCCAAGGTTTCTATGACATGGAGATCTCCAGACTACAGAAGCTGAAGGATTCTCTACGGACTATCCCAATAGTATAAAGAGGTGAGTGATGAAATACAAAAACGAAAAGTTACAAGTAACTATTGAAAACGCTGAGCTCTTTGAAATAGTGGAGAGACCAAACCACATAGAACTCAGAGAGGATGGGGTAACCAAGTTCCACGTGTTTGCAGAATCGACAGTCAGGGCTTACGACTCATCGACAGTCGTGGCTTTCGGCTCATCAACAGTCAGGGCTTTCGGCTCATCGACAGTCAGGGCTTACGACTCATCGACAGTCAGGGCTTACGACTCATCGACAGTCGAGGCTTACGACTCATCAATAGTCAGGGCTTACGACTCATCAACAGTCAGGGCTTTCGGCTCATCGACAGTCGAGGCTTACGACTCATCGACTGTCATGGCTTTCGGCTCATCAACAGTCAGGGCTTTCGACTCATCAACAGTCAGGGCTTACGACTCATCGACAGTCGTGGCTTTCGGCTCATCAACAGTCGAGGCTCACGGCTCATCAACAGTCAGGGCTTACGACTCATCGACAGTCGAGGCTTACGACTCATCGACTGTCATGGCTTTCGGCTCATCGACAGTCAGGGCTTTCGGCTCATCGACAGTCAGGGCTTACGGCTCATCAACAGTCAGGGCTTACGGCTCCTCGACAGTCGAGGCTTACGACTCATCAACAGTCAGGGCTTACGACTCATCAACAGTCAGGGCTTTCGGCTCATCAACAGTCAGGGCTTCCGGCTCATCGACAGTCGTGGCTTACGACTCATCGACAGTCGAGGCTCACAACTCATCGACAGTCAGGGCTTTCGGCTCATCGACAGTCAGGGCTCACGGTTTTTGCTGTGTTTTTGTGAGATCAGGCAATTCGAAAGTTAAGCCAGAGAATCATTTCGGGGCAATAATACAACAAGTATTTAAGACTACTAAAAAAACTATAGTCTTTAAAAAGCTGAAAGATGACTTGATAGCGGAACTAGTCCTATCTAAGGGGCAAATATTCCAGAGCGAAAACCATGGCAAGTGCCGGACAGACAGGGCAGAAGTGCTGAGTATAACCGACGTCGATGGGAAAAAATATCTGGAAGGCCATTCAACCCATGACCACACTTTTGTTTACACAGTCGGCGCGGTAGTATCTGCGCCATACGATAAAGAAGTCAAGGAGTGCTCGACCGGGATTCATTTCTTCTTAACCCGTGAAGAAGCTGAAAGATATTGAAGCCGACTTAGCGGCAGAAAGGAACGAGGGATTATGAACTGCAAACAGTGTGGGAGCTATGCGATTAACGACCACCTCCACGGCAGACAAAAAGGCATCGACCTT